CTAAAACTGCTGTGGGCGATAAGTACGTCTATGAGTACATGGCTAAGAACGGCTGCCGTATTGGCGGTGAGCAGAGCGGCCATATCATTTTCTCCAAGTACGCCAGCACCGGTGATGGTATCCTGACCAGTCTCAAGATGATGGAGGTTATGCTGGCCAAAAAGCTGCCCATGAGCAAGCTGGCTGAGCCGCTGAAGATCTACCCGCAGGTGCTGGAGAACGTTCGTGTGACTGACAAGAAGGCCGCACAGGATGACGAAGCAGTGCAGGCAGCAGTCAAGGCCGTAGCCGAGGCACTAGGCGACACTGGCCGTATCCTTGTCCGTGAGTCCGGCACTGAACCGGTCGTGCGTGTGATGGTGGAAGCACCTGACCACGACACCTGCCAGAAGTATGTAGATGAAGTTGTGGAGACCATCAAGAGCCGGGGTTACGGAGTTTGTGAGAACTGCTGAGCCAGATCCACTACGCCACATCTGCAAACCTGTCACCCTCGGAGCTTGTGCTTCTGGTACTACTGGGTACGATTGCGTGGCACAACCGCAAAGATAAGCAATGGCTCCCAGTTGTGTACTGTGTCTTTCTGATCCTCTATATCACGCTGCTACGCCGTGCGCCGGGATATAACGAGAGCATTCGACTCAGGCTTAAGCTATGGCCGAATGCGGGTGTATGGGCAGGCAACTTGCTCAATTTGATTCTCTATGTGCCGTATGGGGTAACAAGCTGGCAGTGGAAGCGGGAAGGCAAGAAGATCGTCGTTGCCGGGTTTGCCTTATCTGTGTTCTGCGAAGTGCTCCAGTACTTGACTGGGCGTGGAATGGCAGATGTCAACGACGTGTTGTTCAACACGTTGGGGGCGGCTGTGGGAGTATGGTTGGCCAGGAGAATAGCTTAGTAGTCACTGTCGTCGTTATCCTCCTCATCTTCATCGTCCTCTGGTTCTATGCCATTCCATCCGATGAATTCTTCTGTGGAGGACGGACGGGATAGTCCATTTCGCCCTCGTCCTCGTCGATGATAGAATTGTTGATGTCGGATTTGTAGAAATCTGTGTTCATTTTAAGTCACCTCTATGGATAAGCATAAAGGCGAAATTGGAACATTATGATGTATATATGCTTGATATCATAAGTTGACCTTGAAAACAATGGACTGAAAGTATAATATTGAGCTGTGAGGACCTGTGTCTCACAGCTTTGCCGCTCGAAACTTTGCACACCTCTACGCGGTGAGCGGCAGGCAACACAAATGATTGTGGCTAAGAATGCAAAGTTTTTAGCAATTCAAAATATTTAGGCAGGTGAATTCGACTATGGCAGAATACAGAATGACCTATTTGGATGCAAAAAAATTTATTGATGATTGTGCCGATAAATCTAGCACGCCTGAACTTATTAAATCACATTCACCGGAAATACTTGCGGCTTTAACGGCGAAAACAAGTGTGGATTGCGGGATGAATGAGAAATCTCTAGATGAAACAGTAACACTGTGGAAAAACCAAATAGGAAATCCCAGCGAATTATTACTTGGAACAAAGTATTTTTCAATTAAGAGTAGTATGATAGAACTGGTTGAAGGAATGGCTGGATCGGGAATACTGGACTTAATTATTTCGAATTGCGTAGCAGGTGTCCCGTTTAGTTTTCAGGGGATTACGGTGGGGGCAATTGCTAATTTGGTAATCACCTTAGAACATATTTTCAAGGCAGCCAGTGATTTGGAAGATCATGATTTTTGTGTCTACATGCAAGCAACAACACACTTTAGAGAATATAGAGAATTTACGCATGATGATTTGGTTCATTGGTTCCCTGATGAACCGGACAACATCTGTAATATGCACAATTCAACATGGGATTGCGAGTACTACATAAATGATGATAAGTGTGATATGCTGAAAAACGGCCACCTTGATTGTGCGTTGGCATCTTTGAAAGGAAAAGGAATCCTGTCTTTAAAACGAAAAAATGGTAAGGATTACTATTCATTTGTGTGGTAAATATGGTGTAAATATGAATGACGAAAAAGAAAAGTACACAGCAGATGATTATAGGGAAACTTCGTTTTTAGTTATTGACGATGAAGATTCCTCGAAGGTGATTCACGATTTTTGTGATGCTGTATTCGCCCAACAGTTGCCAAGTGAAAATGATAAGAATGAAGATGTTAAAGAGCAACATGATGCGGAAGAACTCATTCTTTCTGGAAAAGAATTTCTGGCACATTTTATAATTGATTTACCAAAACCAATTACAATTGTCCAGGAAGTTTACCATATAGATCGGAGCTTTAGAGATACATACTATATGTATTTCTCAAATCAACATTTTCAAGTTGAACGGTATTCGCGACGCTTATCATTCTTTTTTGGATCATACGGCAGAAAGAAATTCTTGGGTAATAGTAGTAAAATACAGACAGAACTGGAGAATAATTTCATTGGATGTTGTGTCATAAATCCTCTGGTAGCAGGCGGTTTGGGAAGAACACTGATAAATCCAAAGTATGTCCTTCCAAAGAAAGAACTGCCGGTGTATATGAGACTGTCTGATTTCTGTGTTCATATTTATGGAAGAACATTGAAGGTAAGAGCATTTCCGTACAGAATGCAAGATCAGGAAACTATGCGTTGTGCGGAAGTGACTCTTATGAATATATTGGAATATTATTCATTAGGATAAACAGGATAACTATATCAGCGGGGGTCTCCGGGCTCCTGCTTTCTTTCTGTTCTGCCGCCGTTTCGTGCATAATGCCGCAAGAAGCGTCATTCTTGAAAACTTTTTGCCACAAATTGCCAGATTTTACTTGACATTGTCCCTTTTAGGGTCTATAATGAGGGTACAAGAAAACGATATGACCCAAAACGGGTAGGAGGATAAGAATATGTTCAAAAAAATCGTGAAAGCTATCGCCGCAATTAAGACCGAGAACGACCGCGACGATTGCTACTGGCAGATTGACCGTGCGTTCGATGAAGAGCGCATCTCCTTTGAGGACCACGAGCTCCTCTACGGTCTGGTCGGTATGGTCGAGGTTGCTTAATTTTTTTGCTTTCGTGTGTCCCTTTTAGGGACGTTAAACAAGCAGTAAGACCCGTTTCGGGTAGGAGGTTTTTATGGAGCTCTACAAGTACACCGGCAGCATTGCCGTCCTCACCGTTCGTTTCGGCAAGGCCGAGACCATCACCCTCTACGACAGCTACGACGACAGCGTCGCTCCGGTTCGTCTTGATGTGCGCGGTGCTCTGGCCGAGTACATCAAGGAAATCGAGAGCACGGACAGTGAGGAGCGGTACATGAATCTCGACTGGTACTACGACTTCAATATGCTGCTCCGGCGCATCGAGGTTCCGGGCGTCCCGTCCGAAAAGTTCCAGATGACCGGTGTCCCGGCCAAGGTCCTGACGCAGACCCGCAACAACCCCGACGAGCTCGTCTGCTTCGGTTGCCCCAATTTCATCAACACAACCAAGCCGGTCTCGATGGGTCAAGATGATTACCAGAACTTCCTCATGTGGAAGCGTGAGAACAGAGATTAAGGAGGTGCGCGTTATGACGCAGGTAAGGTATTTCGGGTTCGTCAAGGCCGAGGAGCCTTGGACGGGTAACCAGTTCAAGATGTACGCCGGAAAGAACGGCTCCACGTTTGGGAGCAAGGTTCCGGCCGATTCTGTTGTGGAGTGCGGTTACAAGAGCATCAGCTCCGCCGACAGCGCAGCGAGAGAGTTAAAATCCCGCTGCGAGAAGATGGGCCGCAGGGTTTTCTGCTGGGGCTACGAGAGCGTCGCAGAGGCGCGGTAAAGGAGGTTTGTATGAAGTTTATCCACATTCGCAACCGTGCATATGACCGATATGTGCGGGAGGACAACGAGGTCTGCCTCGAGCAACGCATGGTCCGCATCAATGGCCGCTTCTGCTGGCGGTGGTGTGTGTACGCCGACTGCGGTGGAAATGTCGTCGAGATGTTCAAAACCCTCAAGGCTGCAAAGGTCGCCTACTCCGATGTGCTCGCCTGATGATGGCCCTGCGGCAAGGGCCGAAACCATTTTGCCGTCTTTGGCAAGATGGTCGCGGGAGCCAAACCGCAAAGGAGTGTCAACTATGAAAACGAAGTCCTACAAGGCAACTTTCTTCCGCCACAATCCCCAGTTAAAGAATGGCGGTTACGTCACCGAGCGTAAGATTGAGGCCGTCTCGCTGCCCTCTGCTCGCAAAAGAGCCCGCGAGATTTCCGAGCACTGTGTATATGGCAGCATGGAGCTGCTCGACATCGAAATGGAGGCATAAGAGATATGACCGTTCTTGAGCGTTTGAAAGCTGCCGGGTATGACCCGGCCATGTCCCTGTTCCCTGACAATATCGGGAATGCCGGTTCCATGGAGTGCGAGCGCATCCAGATTCGCACGTTCTTCTGCCGCCCTCGCGAAAACGAGGCCGCCATCGGGGTGACCGCAACAGCGATGACCCACTTCTCTGACGGCTCGACCCGTCCGTACCCGGACGGCTGGCCGCGCAGCCTCGATGCCAGCGTCACGCTCTACTTCGCTGGCGACGCGGAATTTCATTATTTCGGCAACGTCGCTACTGACCTTGTCGGCTCCGATTCCGAGTTCCGCTACAGGCTCTTGAGCCGCTGCATTCAGGACTGCAAGTATTTCCTCGGCTGCGGCTCGCGTTTCAGCAAGTACCTCTGGGGCTGCTGCGTTGAGAATCATATTCAGGCCATGCGCATCCTGTGGGACAGCTTTTCCGACGACGAGAAGCCGGAGTGGACCTCTCTCGAGGAGATTGAGCGGTTCAACAAAAAGATGCTTGAGGAGGAGATTTACTGATGGCTGCCCGGAATTTCAAGTTGTTCCTCGGCTGTCTCGGAAACGGCGTAACGGTCTGCAACTCCGCCGTGATGGAGGACGGCGATTTCAAGATGGTCGCTCACATCTCCAACGAGGGAAAAATCACTTGGTACGTCGGCGAGGATTACCCGCCTGCAGATGCTCTCGCAAGCATCCGGGCCTGCGCAGAGCAGGAGCGGGTAAAGTACGAGACATGGCTCAACGGCCTGTCTCCGGCCGCGCGCCGGGAGTATCAGCTCGAGCGGCTGCCGCTCCCTGAGTTTCTCGAGGAGCTCCGCAAGGCAAAGGAAGAAAAGGGGGGAGCCTAGTGTCCCGCGATATCCACGATTATGACAGCCTCAAAGAGGCGTACAACGACCTGCTCATGTTCGAGCGTTTTCCCGGTCCGGCGCATAGCGAGCGCGTCGAGGAGTTCGTCATTCAGCTCAAGCGCGACATCCGGGAGTACATCCATCTGGATTCCGATTACCGCATCGTCCGCGACGAGCTCGATTCTTTCGTTGAGCTTGTTGAACTGCCCGACTACACCGCCGACTATTCCGAGGAGCGGGCTCTCTTGTGGTTCAAGATGTACCGGTCCTACCGCCTTTTCGACGAGTTGGGCTGCGGCGGGCAGTTCTTCACCACCGGCGTCAAGCTCTTCCGCCGTCGTGGCCGCTGGTACGCCTATCATTTTGTTTCGGTCGATATGTAAGGAGGTTCACATGGAAATCAATATCACATACAAAAGCCCGGAGCACGAGGCCGCGTTCCTGTCTGAGCTTCAGCGGATTCCGCACATCGTCAATCCAGAATCCGGTCGCGTCAATCCGTATTGGGGCGCGTCCCTGTACCTGCTCTCCGCGCTCACGCGCTGGCCGGAGCTCCGCATTGCCGTCATCGGCGAGGACTACATGATGTTCACGGCCGCAAAGGAGGCGTTCAATTTGAGCCAGAATGAGCGCATCGTCGTCGAGCTGGCTGCCAATTTCTATAATGCCGGTCTATGGGAGATGCCCGGTTTCGAGATGGTCTACGCCACCTGCGACACTGCTTTCACGCTCATTCTTGAGGCGTTCCGCCTGCGTCGTGCAAATCTCTTTTACAAAGACGGGGAGGTGTCCGCAGAATGGGAAGAAAGAAAATGAGCCTCCGGCGCGCCGTCGCCATCCTGCGCCTTGTCGCTGCGGATGACCTGTCCTCCGGGCGGGCAATCGACGGGCAGAATGAGGCTGCCGCCGTCGTGCTGGAAGATTACGAGGAGACAAAGAAAGAGCTCGCAGATTGGGTGAATGCTTCTCCCGAGGAGCTCGCCGATGTTATAGCCGGGATGTAAGGAGGCCTGTACCGTGGCTGCTGTCTATCGGACGTTGTATGAGAAGTATGAGCAAAACGACGTTTTGCACGTCGGGATTCAGGAGGTCGTCGAGGCCGAAAAGGAAATTGACGTGTTCCTCAAGTCTCTCGACCGGAACCAGCGCGACCAGCTCGACACGCTGCTGGGACGTCTGTCCCGTGCCTACGAGATGCAGGGCTTTCTTTTCGGCGGTCTCGCATCCGGCGCAAAGTGGAACGGCAAGACGGCTCCCGAACCGGGCGACGGATACGGCCGGATTGAACTGTGCTCCGGAAATGGAACCGAAGATTACGGTGACGGCGGCGTATACGATGCCCGTCAACAGGGCGATGAACGCCATGTTAATGCCATACACCGCGGAACCAAGCGAGCAGATCGCATAAATCGCGAAGCAAATGATGAAGCTTCCCACAAGTTCCGCTCCGACACGAAGTGTCAACGGCTTGCTTTGTTCTTCCTTGGTTATGGGCGTTGCTTCAACAGCAGTCATAGTCTTTCCTCTGTCATATAGTGGACAAGTTGCGATTTTGGGAAATCGCCAAACGACTGCCATAGTACCAGCAGTCCCTATAAGTATTATCCGGCCACGTTGGGAGAACGATGCCAAACGCATATTCCCGCGCCGCGAAGGCGCACACACACGATAATGAAGGTATCCGTCTGCAGAAGCTTCTTGCTCAGGCAGGATTCGGATCCCGTCGCAAATGTGAAGAGATCATTACTGAAGGACGTGTCGAAATCGACGGCGAGCTTGTTACCGAATTGGGCACTCGCGTCGATCCGAAACATCAGGA